AACTACGGCACCGCAATCAAGAAGGTCCACCCGCGTGAGATCGGGGCGTGCGAGGAATTCCGTTTCATTCCTTCCCCGCTGTTTGCACCGTACTCTGCCGGTGGCGCCAGTGTCGGAACGTCCGGCATGTACGCAGCCGACGACACCACCATCGACGTTTATCCGATGGTTGTTTGCGCCGAGGATGCATGGGGCCATGTGAGCCTGAAAGGAAAAGGTTTCTCCGGCATCAGCCCGACGATCATCCCGTCCAGCCAGAAGAACCACGCCAACCCCTCGGGCATGTTCGGGTATGTGGGCGCGGACTTCTGGTACAACGCGGTTCGTCTTAACGAAAACTGGATGGTGAGATGTGAAGTAGCTGTCACTGACCTGTAAAAAACTGAAGGGTCTGAAATTAAAGAGAATAAATAACGCAACGAGAACTGTATGGTTGCACAAAACAACGCTCCCGGTTTGAAAGGAGAACCACATGAGCAAACTTCAGAGTTACGTTAATTACGTTGCCGACCCCCGGGCAAGGCAGTCGTTGAGCGCCATTGCAAAAAGGCTTGACTTTGGCGACACGGTGCCTGCGTCGGGGAGATCCGGCTACAAGCCTGGCTGCAAGTTCATCCTTGAGGATGCGCTTCTCGGTCAGTGCGTGGAATGGACGAATCTCGGATCCGAGGCTTCGTGCCTGTTCGTTCCGACCGGGCACACAAACGGGTATGGGATTGCCGTTGCCGGCGGTCCGGTAGCCTCGGCCGGCGGCGACACCAGCGAGTCTATCTCTCTCCAGGGGTTGGTGATGGATACGGACTTGGCCATTGTCGGCCATGAAGTGTCAAACGACAACGATCAAATTGTTGCCGCAATCTCCAACGAGGGGTCGATAGATATCACCGGCAGCGCCGACCCGTCCACCGCTCACGCCTATGTCTATGCGGCCCTTCGGAACAAGTGCCTGCCTGGTTGGGAAATCGTTGCCGCTGGCACCCACACCACCACGGGCGGGGATGCGGCCGAAGCAATCACGGTTTCTGGCGTGCTGGCAACCGACATCGCTTTTGCCAACTATTCAGCAACGAACGACACCGACACGATCAGTGATGTGGTTTGTTCGGCCGATACCGTGACGGTGACGTGTTCCGCCGATCCGTCAACCGCTCATGGCATTCATTATTGTGTATTGAGGCCGAGGGGAACGTTCAAGCCGTCTCACTACATCGCCTATGCCGGATCGCACACCACCGTGGGCGGGGCCGCTGCCGAGGCAATAACAGTCACTGGTGCATTGGCAACGGATATCCCGATTGTCGTTTACAACACAACCAACGATACGGACAGCATCCTCAAGGCCGTTGTGACTGCGAACACGTTGACCGTAACGTGCAGCGCAGACCCGTCAACGGCGCATGCTTTCACCTACATGCTGCTGAGATCGTACTAATCCTTTTTTTGGATAAGGAGACTTAAAAATGGATAATTTCAACAATGGAATCAGGGGCGGCACCTGCTGCCTTGGGAACCCTGCTCTTGCCGTGGACGCTTCGGCGAAAGCGGATGCCGAGACCTATGCGGATTTTCCGTATGCAATCAACGGACTGGTCTACACGTTTTCCAGCGGCGACGGCGATGTTCAGTTGGACGACAACACCGTAACGGCCGGCTATACCGCACTGTTCCTGGTGTGCGTGGATTCTTCCGGAACCGTAACGGTTGTCAAGGGCGATGAGGTTGACAACGACGATATCACCGCCGGAAACGCCGTGCTGGAATGGCCCGAGCCGACAGAGGACACCTGCCCGATTGGTGCGCTGAAGATCAAAAACGCCTCGTCTTCCGTCTTTACCGGCGGTACGACCGCGCAGGACGCCAGCGGCATCACGACCACGTACTACAATTTCTTTACGATTCCGGAAGCTCCGTTGACATCGTAAGGGAAGCACCACCCCAACGCTCCGGGGCGTCCACCTCCTGCGCCCCGGAGCATCAATCAAAACCATAAGGAGGCACATAACAGTAACGCTCATCACCTATTAAGGGAGGCGTTTTTCGGGGAAACCCGGGGAGCGCCTCTTTTTTTTTCAAGGAGGCAACAATGGCCAGACCGAGCAAAGCGACAGAAGCCGCAAACGAAAAAGTTGGCAACAAAGAACCGATCCCTTCAACCGAAATCGGAGATCCGGGCCCGGTCGAGAAGGTGGCAGAAACCCAATTCACCAAGTCCCAGGCCGAAGCCGAAATGTTTGCGAACGAGATCCTCACGGTCATCGTCCAGCAGGATGGGAGCGACAACGCCGTCGAAAACCCATGCGCGACGGTCAATGGCACCAGCCAGTATTTCATTCGAGGGCAGGAACAGAAGATCAAACGCAAATACGTCGAGGCCCTTGCCCGTGGCCGGGTTACCAAGTACGAGCAGAAGACCCCGGACCCGACTCGGCCCGAAAACATCCAGATGGTAGAAAGAAACACGCTGGTGTACCCGTTTGTGGTTGTTCACGACCCGAACCCCAAAGGGCGGGAGTGGTTGAATTCGATTCTTGCCCAACCGATGTAAGAGGTCTTTATGAATTTTCTCCAACTCGTTCAGCGACTGCACACCGAAACCGGCCGGCAGGGAGACGCCCCGGACGCGGTAACCGGGCAGACCGGCATGAACGCCCGGTTAGTCAACTGGATTCTGCAAGCCGACCAGGAAGTGCAGACACTGCACGAATCGTGGCTGTTCCGGGTTGGAGAGTTCAGCAAGCCAACCGTCGCCAGCACACAGAACTACGCGCCGGCAGATTGGAGCATCACCGATTTGGCCGCTTGGAAGTTCGACCCCGATATCAACAATCTCAGCGGCATCCGGATCTATTCGTCGGAATCGGATGAAACCGACCTCGTTTACCTGCCATGGGACGATTTCAGGGCAACGTACAAGTTCGGTTCCAGCCGCACTCAGACCGGTAGGCCATCCATATTCTCGATCAAGCCCGATAATTCCATCGACCTGTGGCAGATCCCGAACGCGGTCTTTACCGTGAACGGAGAGTACATCAAGCAGGCCGTGGCTATGACAGGCGATACCGATGAACCGCCTTACCCGTCCGACTACCACATGATCGTGGTGGCCAAGGCCATGATGTTCTACGGGGCCTATGAGGGCGCCGATGAAATCTATAGCGACGGAGAGGGAAAATATAACACCTTGCTTTCAAGGCTGGAGTTCAACCAACTTCCCAAGATTCAATGGGGACCGAGCCTAGTATAAGCGATGAGACGACGACCCAAAGCAATACTGAAAACCGAATATTTCCCGATCCAGGGGGGCGAGGATCTTGTTGCACCTTCTTTATCGGTCAAGCCTGGGCGTGCGAAGCTCACCAGCAATTATGAGTGCGATTTGCAGGGCCGGTTGCGATTGATTGATGGTTACGAGGCATTTGACGGAAGACCTAAGCCGTCCGACGCCAGTTACTGGATCCTGAATTTCGACGCGGGGACAACGGAGATCGAAGTCGGCGACACGGTTGACGGTGCTGGTGGGGCTTCCGGAGAGGCCTTGGTTGTTGTCGTAGAGTCGGGGACATGGGCCGGAAATGATGCTGCCGGATACCTCGTCTTGTTCAATGTTTCCGGGGATTATGTTGACGATGAAACGCTATCCGTCAGCGCAGTGGCATCGGCTACGGCCAACGGGACGCAGCTGGAAACCGCAGCGTCAACCAACGCGCTTCATGTCACTTATCTGCTGGCTGCCATCGAAGCCACCCGGGAGGATATCGGGGCCGTTACCGGTTCCGGTTCGATCCTCGGCGTCCATCAATACAACGGCGTCAAGTACGCCTTCCGTAACAATGCCGCCGGCACCGCGACCAAGATGTTCAAATCCTCCACCAGCGGGTGGACAGAATGCGATTTGGGGCGAACCATCGCCTTTACCAGCGGCGGCACATACGAAATTTCCGAAGATGATACCATCACCGGGGCAACCTCCGGGGCGACAGCAACCGTTAAACGGATTATCTTGACATCCGGGACATGGGCTGGCGGGGATGCCGCCGGGACATTGGTTCTGTATTCGCAGTCGGGGAATCTCGAAGCGGAAAACCTTGACGTTGGCGCTAATTCCAATGTTGCGACCATTGCCGGGGATTCGACGGCAACGACCCTGCCGGCAGATGGCCGGTACGAATTCGTCAATCACAATTTCGGCGCTACCGGCTCACGGAGAATGTACGGCGTCAACGGAGTCGGCAAAGGCTTTGAGTGGGACGGGTCTGTGTTCGTGCCGATTACCACCGGCATGGCGACCGACACGCCCGTTCATGTCATTGCCCACAAAAACCACCTATTCTTTGCCTTCCCTGGTGGGTCAAGCCAGCACTCGTCTACAGGAAACCCATACGAATGGTCGGTCGTGACGGGGGCTTCCGAAATGGGAGTGGGCGACGAGATTACCGGATACCTATCAATGCCGAATGTCCTGGCGATATTTTCCAGGAATTCAACGCACTTGCTCTATGGAACGGGTGTCACAGATTGGGAACTGTCGACACACTCCGTTGAGTCGGGCGCGATTGAATGGACCTGTCAGAAAATCGGACCAGGGGTTTATCTGGATGACCGAGGTATTACCTCTCTGTCAGCCACCGATCGATATGGCGATTTCAAGGCCAACGTCCTGTCAAAATACATCGATCCATACCTCAAAACGGTGATCGGTTCCGCTCAGTGCGCCATTCGAGTGAAAGAAAAAAACCAATACCGCCTGTTTCTCAACAACAAAGATGTCGTAACCCTGACCATGGACGGCGGCAAGATTATTGGCTTCACTCGCCAGCAATATGAGGACCAGGTTGTTTGCGCGTGTTCGAGTGAAAACTCAAGCGGCGAGGAAGAACTCTTTTTTGGTTGCGATGACGGCTATGTGTATCAGCTTGATTCAGGAACGTCTTTCAACGGCGAGCCTATTGTCGGAATTGTTCGACTGCACTTCAACCACCTGAAATCTCCTGACGTGATCAAGCGAATACGAAGGATCAATTTAGAACTCACGGCCAGTATCGACACCTACCTAAAAGGCAATGTCGAATTCGATTTCGGGGGGAGCGAATCGGGAGAGACGTTTTTCGATGTAGATATCGATGGCGGGGTTCTTGGGGTCGATTCATGGGGGTCGTTTGTTTGGAACGGCGTGGATGTTTCTTCGGCACCCATGGATGTTGATGGATCAGGACGGAATTTTGCCTTGATCATTTACCATTCCGGCGAATGGCCATCGGGTAGTGTGTATAGCGGAATAACAAACGCGGTGCCTCACACTATTCAGGGATACACAATCCATTATTCAATCAGAAAGGTTCAACGATGATAAAAAGGTATCTATCAATAATTATAGTGATTTTTCTTCTTGTTGGCTCAGTCGCTTGTGCGAATGATTTCTTCAGCGCAGATGGTTATCTGATTACGCCCGGAAGCAGAGCCAGGGCTTCGAACATCAACAACCCGCTTGAGGCCATAGAGGACGGATTTGATCTTCTTCCAGATCAGGACAAGATTGTCGATACCGACTCTGCCCAGGAACTGTCTGGGAAAGATTTTTCTCAAGATGGTGTGCTTGAAATTGAGGACTCCGGAAACACGACAACCGAAAACCCGCTGAATGTCTACGCATCCAATTTATCGGTAAACGGAACGACATCGATATATTTCGGGAAAAACAGTAGTAGTTACAACAGGGGTACGCTGACTTTTGGCTATGAAGCCGATGGATATGATGGAAACTATGTGTCTCTTGGTGTTTATGGGTCCACCGCCCCGTTAAGAATTACTGGTGTCGGGAATGTGGGTATCGGGGGAACACCGTCTTCATCCAATATTTTAAAAATAACCGGCAATTTGGACCATAACGGAAGTTCGGATATCAGTGGGGGCCTTACCGTTCATGGTGCGTTGAATGACGGGTCAAATGATCTTACTGCAACGTTTGAAGAAACTAACAAGGCTGCTGATGGGATTGGGGTCACGATTCCTCGCCAGAAGATCCTTGAAATTGGCGCATGGAATATGGACTCGACAAGTTCTGTGGATGTCGCTCATGGGCTTACGCTAAGTAAGATTGTTGGTCTTCGTGCAGTCATAATCAATGATATAGCCAACCATCATTATAATTTGAACTGGGGTTCTCCTTCCGCAGGTTCTCTGGAAGCAGATGCTACAGATATAAGTTTGTTTAGAACATCAAGTGGGGCGTTTGACAATAACGCTTTTGATGATGGCGTTATGAACCGTGGTTACATC